ATGCGTGTAACATTTGTGAAATTATTAATAAATTCTAGGATGGAATTTCGATCCGTATTAAAATGATATATAAGCGGATAAGTGTTGCTATTTGTATAACTGCTAAATGTGTCGAATTCTTGAATCTCAGAATCAATAAACAGAATATTCGTGTACGAAGAAAAATCAATATTCGCATTACCTGGAATGGTATAAGGAATGGTTGATAAAACGTAATCAGAGTCAGTATCGTTTGTGTATGGATTATTTGTAGGTGTATCCATTATAATATACAACAATAAAATAATAACCTCAGAATAAATAACTCTTGAAAATAATTTGCGAGTGAGTAATTACACAACTGTATGGCATAACCCACTATGTAGTATCTACTGTAACACATATATCTCTAACATATTTACTTGTAACTAACTAAAATAACCTTCCAACAACTTAAACAAAAAATAGTATGGATACATATATGAATACATATATAGCTAAAGAGATGGATAAAGATATGGATACGGTTGTTGAAAAAAATATGAATAAATATCCACGCATAATTTTGTTTCGTCATAAGCAGTACGAAACAATCGATACATATATCGAAGACAATTCCGCAAATTTTGTATGCTCCATATATATTACGGATAATACAGACAATTTGAATAAATTATTTAATTCCAATTATCATATATTAGTTACATATGGAAACACGTCCGACGAATACGATTATTTTAGTAATATAATACCAGCTAGGTTTTCAAATCGATGGATACATAAAACACAACTAGACAATATAGATGAATTCAACCATAATGTTAATTATTGTTATATTCATAATGTAATTAAATCACGAGAAGATACCAGACCCATATTTTCTATCTTTACAACGTGTTTTAAAAGCTATGATTATATAAATACGGCATACACGTCTTTATTAAAGCAGTCATGGTTAGACTGGGAATGGGTAGTTATGGATGATACTCCAGAAGAAGGCCATTTCCATTTTTTACAAACTAAACTATCACATGATAATCGTGTACGATTATACAAACGCGATAAAAATAGCGGAAACATAGGTAACGTTAAAAACGAGGTAGTTTCCCTATGTCGTGGTAAATATGTGCTTGAATTAGACCATGACGATGAAATACTAGAATCTTGTCTATTAGACGCATATAGTATCTTTCAAACCGATGAAAATATTGGTTTTATTTATGGAGATACTATCAATATATATCGAAATAATATGAATTACAGATATGGTGATTTTATATGTAAAGGATATGGCGGTTATTATATGCAAAAGATCCGGGGAAATTGGGTGTATGTATGTATAACTCCAAACATAAACAATATTACATTAAGTCATCTGGTGTGTATGCCAAATCATCCTAGAATATGGAAACGATCGGTCTTAATGGAATGTGAAAATTATTCGGAATATTTACCAATATGCGACGACTATGAAATCTTACTGAGAACCTGCTGTAGTAAGTATAAAATCGTTAAAAATAATAAAGCCCAATATATTCAGTATATGAACAATGATGGTAATAATTTTTCGATTATTAGAAATGCCGAGATTAATCGTATTGGTCCTCATTATATTAGCCCCATGTTTTACACGAAATATAACGTACATAATATTATGAAAGAACGTGACGCATATGAAAATGAACTATATATTACACACCATTCGCCAATATGGAAACGAGATCCAGAATATGAACATAAAAAAACGAACCTAAGTTATAATTTTGATTATGATATACAATATTGTATTATAAATGATGCTATACATAATACAAATTTACTGTCTACATTATATACAAATCCTAGAAATGATTTTATATATTTAAGTAACACGCTATCCCATACTGATATCCAACAAAACTTGGAGCTGTATGGGTTTGACCGTATGAAATGCTATTCATATTTAGATTGTAGTGACGACGAACTAGTAAAATTTTTTAAACAATTATATTTACATGACAATTGTAAATATGAAATTTTACATCCGGACAAGAGTGTAAAATGTTAGATATACTACCATACATATATGAATATTCATTGTATATCCGTATATGTATAATCATTTGTGTAACCATTTATACGCGTACAAACGGTTTAGAGAGATACAATATGTTACATATATGGATGTCGAATGATCATAGAATCAAAACAATTTGCTTAAACATGATTGTCAAAAATGAATCGCATATTATTGAAACTACTTTACATAATATAACAAATCATATAAAAATCGACTATTGGGTCATATCCGATACTGGCTCCACCGACAATACAATTGATATTATAGTCAACTATTTCAATGAAAAAAAAATTAGCGGAGAGATATTTCGTGATAAATGGGTAAATTTCGGTCATAATCGAACAAAAGCGATTGAGCATGCGTATGAAAAGACCGACTATTTATTCATTTTTGATGCGGATGACCTAATACAGGGCGAATTTGTACTACCTGAAAATATGAACAAAGATATGTATCATGTACCCTTTGAATCACCTGTATTATATCATAGACCAATCCTTGTATCAAATCGAATGAAATGGAAATATTCGGGAGTACTTCATGAATATCTTGTCAATATTGATCCAATTAAATCGTATGAATATATGAGCGGTAATTTTTATATTCAATCACGCCGGTTAGGTGCGCGTAATCATAATCCAAATAAATATTTAGATGATGCCATCCTTCTAGAAAAGGGATACCATGAAGAGAATATTGATATTGGTCTTAAAAATAGATATTCGTATTATTGTGCTCAAAGTTATCAAGACGCAGGGAACCCAGATAACGCAATTGAATGGTATGAGAATACATTAGTATTAGATTTCCACCTTCAATATAAATATTGCGCGTGTATTCGTGCCGGCGATTGTTATTATGTAATAAACCGTGTCGATAAAGCAATCGAGTATTGGGGAAAAGCATATGAATATGATCATGCTCGAGTAGAAGGAGTCGTAAAAATTATGGAGTATTTCTACACGATTGGCCTACATTTTATAGTTTTGTCATTGTATAATAAATTTAAACATATTACCATTGGGGATGCAAAAGACAAGATTTTCTTGGATCATTCTAAATATCATGATCTACACTACTATGCGTCTATCTCAGGGTGGTATTGTAACGAACATAGCTCCGCATACGAAGCATGTAAATATTTGTTGTTAAATAATAGACCACACATGTCGAATACTATATTTAATTTACAATTTTACATTCAACAGTTCAAACAAGATAAGAATAGGAGACAACTCATACAATTTTTTATAGATTATATACCAGCAAATCGTGAAATACTTGATAAAATGGGTCCTTTTTGGGACATATTAAAAGATGTAATTACAGACGAATATCCGGATCGCATCGATATCCTAGCATGTAGCTAATTTTCTACAGTAGGTTAGTTCATTTCAATGAGCGTATTTTATGTTTGTGTTTTTTTCCGCCATATGTAGGATTGTAATTCTGCGTAATAACAGACGATTTTACAACTGACTTTGGATTGTTAAAATTCCATTTTACATTTACACTATGAGTTAATATATTACTATCGGATGACGAGAAAATTAAATGGTGGATATCTGTAGAATACGGTAAATATGGCAAACCATTTGCGGGCGTGTTTTCACTATTATTCCAGTTTAAACTCATTATAGTAGAATAAATTGGATTTGATCGAGAAATAAAACAATTTTCACCATATACATTAATTTCTCCCGCCGTTTTGTATGTTTCATACATTGGATCTGTCACATCATATGTATACGGAATTAACTCACCCGTGTCAAGCGATTCATATTGAACCATTGCGTTGTTTTGAAACGCATCCGCATATTTCGAATTCCCATTTTTATATAAATCGAATATTTCAAAGTATGAATCGTTACTGTATTGAACTACGCCACTTGTTAAGTCTCTTATCATATCGGATGTATTATATACTTTACCAGTAGCGTCCATCACGGCGGATGTTTTTCTAACACACTGTATGATGATCCCCTCTATTTTATTTTTAGGTAATAAACTGACATTATATTCTTTAGTAACGCTAAAGTTACCGTTATCCTCTTCAATAATAATCGGGTCGTATTTTAAACCAAGATTATATTTGTTCATCTATATATTACACCGACTAAAAAGAAAAACTAGCCATTTGACAAAATACACAAATGCGCAAATGAACAACCTATTGTTTGGCTAACACATATTTATTGAATTGTATTATCAATTCAATAAAAAATACTTTACACAGTGTTATAGTAAATGATTCCTAAACATATACCATATACTAAAAGTGATCACTCGGGTATATACCTGTACTCGCATATACACCATCGAAGATTTATTTGGGTATCGGAAATGGACGTTGATTCTTTTCAACTACTAAGGGTTCTGGCATATAAATGGGTAAACGATCGAAATAAGATACGTCTGATAAACGAATTAAAGATGGAACGATGGGCGCTTGTGGATTTACTAAATTAGTTGCGTTAATACCGAATAATGCGGATTCAATCTCAACTGAATTAGACGAAAATGCTTCTCTTGGCATACGACTTGGTGTAATACCCACACACGGAATCGCGTTGGTGTAAGCACGTCCAACTTGTGAATATTCATATTCCATATATTTTCTAGCATCGTGATAACTTCGTTGTTGTAAGCAGTAATCACTAGACGTATTTTTATTTCTGGTTGAAGCCATATTACTATATTACTATATAAAAATTTATTTCATACAAACTTCTTTTTTTAACAGTAACAACGACTCCTCATATGAAATATCATTAAAATACCGATACAGACATTTATGAAACAAATCAAAATAATCATATGAAAAAAATGTTCTAAATACTAATTCATCGTCCTGTAACTGTATACTATGCTTATTTTCTGCGATTAAATCACGTATAAAGGTGATGTCCTTTAATTGAGTATATAAAGTATTAATTTTAATATTAATATTATTCTCATCATATTCGGACATTCCAAGTGCCTGTAACAATTGTAATTGGTATAATAATTGCTTTAAACCAATTTCACCTGCGTCCTCTTCGATTAGTTTGTAAGTACATATAAAGTCGATGTCTAAGTCACACATCTAACCGGGTATACTATTATACTATAATCACTATTTAAGTCAGTTCATTGCCGATGTTTAAGCCTATTCATTGACGAAATTCGAATAATGGTATTTAGAGTGTGTTGATTTATAGTCCTTGTCCTTTTGTAATTCTCTCGACGGAACACCGCCTCTAATCCACCCGTCCGACGCAACGCCTTCTACTAGATTAGCCGGGTTAGTAATAGAATTTTCAATGGATGGTAATAATGGATAATTGCTATAAGGTATGTGGGACTGTTCAGTGACCGTCGTTATACTTTTTTTATTTGTGATCATGTCACCCTGTTGAATATGAGACTCCAATACTGGATTAGATGATCCTCTACCTAAATAAGGTACTGTTTTAAATGGTCGTTCGTATAAACTAATACGGCATTTTGGATGCGTATTGATAGTTCCGATTAATAATTCAGAATTAGTATCAATATTACATCCGCCGACACCGACTTGATTACCTCCACTATAAAATATATTTGGTTGACTTGTAGCCAACTCGATTGGTCGTTTCATACCACAATCTTGCGTAAAAAAATTCGTTAATAAATAATTTGCTTGTGATACATTTTGAATATTTCTTTGACTAATATCACAGCTATCATCTCCAATTCGTGATAAATGATCAAATGTAAAGTCTCTAGTATAAGAAGCCATTTATATATATATATCTAAAAATATATTTTTCTAAAAATATATATAATAATTGCCTGATTTATTGACCATTGATAGACCCTATCCTAGGATTATTCTTTATCAAATCAAAATCATTTCCTTCTTTGCCAGATGTCATATCGCCATAGCAAAAGTCCATAAATCCCTTTTGGTCATTTGGTATCCTAGTATTTGCAGTAGCATAAAAATTATATTGTCCGAAATCCTCAAATTCAAAATTATCTCCTAAAGTAGCAAATAGCTTATTCTTTAATTCTTTGTCATTATCAAAATTGGACATTATGAACTCTTTTGTATTTGTATTGATTTTCTCCTCTACTGCTTTGTTGTATGCCGGTGCGGCACGTTTTCGTGTTGGGTCATCATTTATATCGGTTAGTAGCACGTTCATGAGAGGATTCTTCGTGGTTGGGTTAGTAAAATTGCTCTTTAGTGCTTCATATACAACTGGATTTGTAAACCCTTCTTTATTCGTATTAAGCTTATCTATATTACTAATATCAGTTTGTTTAAAATCACGAGCATAATATAATGCGGTTATTATACCTAAAGTTATGAAACCAGTTATAAAAAAATTATATGACTGAGTGATTAAAAATCCTAAAATAGTTAATATTATAACTAACCGGGTGATTGCGTTTATCTTTTCTGTCTTTGACATATATTCTCTTGGCCACATCTGATTAATTTGATTTTTATTTAATAATATGGATGGATTTTTAAACCAAATATTAGTAGTATCTCCGTTCATGTGTATATATATTCTTAATTATTTATTTTTTCGTTTTCTTCTTTTTCTTTTTATTCGAGTTATCAGTTCGCATTGATTTTTCAGCGGTCTCTCCCTCTATAGAGAACACTAACTCTTCTAGCTCTGTTGCGGTTAACTGCTTAGTAGGAGGTAGATTCTGTAATCGTTCACGCTCAAGTAAGTCGTCTTTTTGTTTTCTAGCCGCCTTCTCTTTTACTCGTTCCTTCATTTTAGCTAGTCGCATGGTCTGGTTCAATGTATTTTGCATCGCGCCTAAATTTAATTTACCACCCGCATTTCCGCCACCCATACCCATTTTTTGTAGCATGGCCTGAATATCTCCCATTCCGCCAAGATCTCCCATTCCGCCAAGATCTCCCATTCCGCCAAGATCTCCCATTCCACCAAGATCTCCCATTCCACCTCTACCACCTCTTCCTACTCCCATTTTCTTTAACATTGCCTGTATATCACCCATACCAGGCATATCTTTCATCTTATTCAACAGACCACTCGCTTCTGCCATAATCTCACTCTCCTTTATTTCACCGGATTTGATCTTATCATCCAGCTTTCCACCAACGCTTTTCACTAAACCCATAAGTTTCCCTGGATTTTTAAACAAATTTTTGAATACATCATTCACCGAGGTAGCGTTTTCCGCATCTAAATTTAGTTCTGCTGCGGTTTCTTCTGCTATTTCTTTTGCTAGTTTCCCAAGCTTACCATCCAATAACCCATTGATATGGTCTTGTATTTGTTCGGAGTTTGGTAAATGGTCTACACCGGATACATCTATGATTGGATCTTCTCCATCCATCATTTGATGTAAACTTCCTAATGTGTCCTCTAGCTGTTTCTTCAATTCGTCCTCATTTATAGACTCGAATAATTTTGCCGTATCTCCAAAGGCTTCTTGTGAGTTTACTTTTCCGATAATTGTAAACAATATAATTTGTAAATATTTCCAAAGCGTATTTTTTGTCTTTTCTGAAATATCTGATTTCCACATATCTTTAAAATCAATACCTGGTAAGAATTTTGTGTTTACCTTATTATCTGTAAATATACCCTCATTTTTATATAAAATATCAAAGAATCGCTCCGGTATGACGCGAGTAATGTATTCGTACACGTTTTGAATACTTTCTTCGTCGCGGGTTTCTTTAATATTGAACAGATCTGAATCCAAATTATCATTGAATTCTGGAAATGTAAACAATATATCATTTACCAAATCATAAATCACCTTTGTGAATTCTTCGGGGATTGTCTGTTGTACATTTGTTGTATTTGATTTAGACATTATATGTTACAGTAATAACATCCGTTTAAATCAAACTAATTCAAATTATTATAAATTTTAGATAACTGATTAAGATTCTTCAAATATTGAATACATGCTTTTTTATTTTCAGGTTGTAAATTTCGCATGGGCACTCTAATCTTATCAATCCCTTCTAATACCTTATTTGCGGTTCCTTGCTCCATTTTTAAATCCGTACTATAGTCTTTCGTTAAAAAATATTCCAAATTTTCTTTCTCAATTTCTTCCTCGTATTTCACGCAAATGTATCTATACCACACGGAGACCATCATCTTTGGATTTGCCTTTCGCATCATTAATAGTCCTGTTTTTGTCGTTTTTATATCGCTATTTTCTGGAAAAATCAACTCAATATCCTCTAAAAACTCTTCGAATTGATCGTTAAATGCCTTTAATATTGTTGACTTGTCCATATTATGTTTACCAATTTTTTATATTTAAACCTTTTTCGCAATTATTTGTTTCGCATTTGCTAAATACCTTGAGGTCTGTTTTTTTGTTGCATTCGTAAGTCTTTATTTCTCTCTTCTTCCATTACCTTGTACGATTTATCATCTATTTTATCCGGCTGCCATGTATCTGGCGGAGTTTCTATTTTACTATTATAATCTAATGACGCATAATTATACATCTGTCTAGCACCCCCATTTCCTTTTGCTAACATTTCATCGCTTCCTTGATCCCAATAACTATAATTATCACTCGCTACTCCAAACATACCCGTATTGTCGTGACCTAAAGAAAATGCCAGCGGCTCTCCATTAAACCCACTTGCCTTCGCGTTTATCATATCATTTCTTGGTTTTAACTTGTCAAGAATTTCATTTCCAAAAATAACTTTATTTCCCTCGCGCAACAGCAATAAAGCAGGCACTTTTTGTATTTGCGGTGGCAATAATATTTTTTGTTGATTCTCTAATATTACATATGTCCCACCATTTTGCTCATTTCTAAATCTCTTGTCTATACAAATGAAATGTATGTCATTTTTTATTTCACTCTTCCCCAAATTTCTAATAATATTCTTACAGTTGTCACAATAATTACTATAGTATAGAATCGAACTCATTATATTTACATCTAATTTTTAAAATTATATTTAAACTTATTTAATTTATTATAAAAATTGATTTAATAATATAATCAATAATTATATATATATTATTAGAGAATGATGAACCCTAAAATCGTATTTACTTCTGAAGAAAATGACGTGCTAAAATTTACTATGAGTAATACAAACCATAGTTTAGCGAACTCATTGAGACGTATTATCCTTGCGGATATTCCAACCCTTGTATTTCGCACATTTCCGCATTCAGACAGTAAGGTCAATATTACAATTAATACTACTATACTAAACAATGAAATTATTAAACAACGTATTGGATGTATTCCGATTCATATGACAGATACTTCATTCCCATACGAAGAATATATGATCGAAGTGGATAAACGTAATGATTCTGATACTATCCAATTAGTTACTACTGCTGATTTTAAAATTAAACATATACCTACTGAGAAATATTTGTCGTCTACTGCGGTTAAAGAAATATTTCCGCCAGACTCTATTACGGGTGATTATATTATACTCGCCAGACTTCGTCCTAAATTATCTGAAAATATTGCCGGCGAACATTTACAGTTTTCCGCGTATCTGGATATGGGAACTGCGAAACAAGATGGCATGTACAATGTAGTGTCTACATGCGCATATGGTGCGACAACTGATATGATCAAAGCAAATGATATTTGGAACGATAAAAAACGCGAACTAGAAAAGGCCGGTACAAGCAAGGAAGATATTGATTTCGAAAAAACAAACTGGTTTCTATTAGATGCGAAACGCATTGTATTGCCGGATAGTTTCGATTTTACCATTGAAACCGTCGGCGTTTACTCTAACCGGTCACTTATTAAAATGGCATGCGATATCATGATTCAAAAGTGCGAAACATTCATTAGTCTATTAACTGATGGCAAAGTAGAAATCAAAGAAAATGAAAATACTACGATTCGCAATGAGTACATTATCACGCTCCAAAATGAAGATTACACGCTAGGCAACGTATTAGTATATTTCCTATATGAAAATTACTACAATGGAAAAAAAACATTGACATTTGTTGGATTTAAAGTTCCCCATCCACATATTCCAAATGGCATTATTCGAATGGCATTTGAAGCCGAAACTGATAAAACAACTGCCATCCAATATCTTGCTGCTGCCGCCCAAAATGTTATTACTACTTATACAAACATTCGAACCCATTTTGCGGATGAATAAACCAATGTACCCGTATACCGGTCTACGCTAACAAAAAAATATTACACATGTATGTAATATTTTTTTGATTTTACACCCTTGGTATCGATAAATTGTACAAGTGTAGTACATCATCTTATCATGTGTAATATTTATTCAGCATTGTCATTGGACAAGTCGATATTCGTATCCGCATTCGTATCCGAAGTAGGAACAAGATTTTTAGTAGGGTTATCATTTCTGACATTATCTTTATATTGCTGTCGTACATCATAATTTAAAATGAACATTTGTCTTGCCGGATGTAAGTGATTGAAATAATTAATTACTTCCGGTTTGGTTACATACTTATTATTCGGCATTAATGACTTCAAATATATTTCATGATGAAGTGTGTACATATGAGTTCTAAATTTCTCTGGAAATTCTGTAAGTACTTTTTCTTTCTTAATGTAGCATCTAATGTAATTGCTATATAATTCATTTGTATAATCGTGTAATAACTGACGAAACCCTTCAAACACACGCTTATGTTCTTTATAATATTGTAAATATTCACTCACTTTCCCAATCTGTCTTAAATGTAGATACTGATATTGTAGCTTCGGTTGATTACCTCGCAAATTACGAACATGTTCATAGTTTGGATTTCTATATTTATATCGTTCGCCTAATTTATTTTTAATTACTAGACCAACCACATAATATGGCGCATTCATAGAGGCGAATTCATATTTACATCTTTCCAAATCGTCCATATTTCTTAGCACGGTTTGTTTGGGTATACGAACTGTAGATGGAAGTCCAAACGTTTCGAACTCACGATTGATTGATATGATATTAATAATTGTATTGTCAACCACTTGATATACCTCCACCAAATATAGGCGCATTTCTTTAATTACGGTTACGATGCGATTACGAGGATGCTGCATCACAAAACTATATATGTATTTCTGGTTAAGGGTATTCAAGTTGAAATTTAATTGGTTACATACCTCTTCAAACATATACTTGAACGTATTTTCTTCCTTGAAACCCTTCTCCCGGAAGAAACACGAATATCCACCTACACAACTTTTAGTGGCAATTTCCCAGCTATTCGTGTGTTTGTCATAAAACACATTCATCATAGTGCCCTCGATGAATTTTTCTGCTACATACTCCATCGATTCTGAAATGACCAATGTATCTGTTGGCAACGACTTGGGCGGAGCAAAACATACAATCGTGCCATCATCTTTATATATCAATGATCTCAATAAACCTACCGAAGTAACTGATTCGCTTGCTAGCCACTCTTTATTGTACTTTAGAATATGATATGTACTCCCATTTTTATGTTTCCAATTGTTAAGTTTCAAATTTAGTGATTTTGCTACCTCACTCCTATTAGAGCTGTTGTATAGCAAATCGTCAATTTGTTGGATTTTATTTAAATGGTACGACATCTTACTTGTTATATATTATTTCCTTTAAGACATTTTAAATATCAATTTTTTCGTAATTCATATTAATTTCTACTATAAATATAAAGTAATGAGTACATCTAATGTTTATTTACAATTAGGAGACATTATTCAAATCAATGCCCCTTCAAATTTAGATTTAAATGAACATATATTTCTTATTGATTACATTGATACGCAAAAAATGAAGCTGATCGACGAGCAAACCATGTTAGCAATTGTGCTAAACATAAAAGAAGATGGTAATCTGTCTGATGAAAGTATTACATCCATCTCTATTCTAAATCGTTCAGAACATACTGGGTATGCGAAACAAAATAACTTACTGCCAGACACGTGGGTTGACATACATTTTGGTGGAGATTTACCACTAACAATAACCGGTAGAATTACCAATTTGGAAGAAGATATGATTGAATTAAAGACGTACATGGATAATGATATTATTTATATTGATTTTGGTTACAAAGGTATTCCTGAAAATATCCCGATTGATAAAATTGTTATCCGTTCTAAACCAGAAGAAGCATTGGTACCACAAGTCGCGGAAGCTCAAGCTGAACCTACGACAAATATTCCTCCCATGGTATATGAAACTGAAAAAATGGTTCCAGATGAATTATCTCTCCCTGAAACTCAAGTTAATATACCTGTTCAAACTATAAAGGCTCAACTAAAAGACATTCTCTTGGAAGCCGATCAAATTGAATTTGGCCCTGATTTACAAAGTATTACACAAATAGTAGAAGTCCCAGAGGAGCAAAAACGATTCAGCATTGAAACTCAAACAAACGATTTGTTAGACGAATTATTATCCTCCATACCAAATGTACAACGAACTAGAACTGTATTAAATAGTATTCATACTACGATTGAACGATTTAAACAATTGCGAAACCAGTTTTCGCAGTTTGATAGTAATGGTAATGCTATTTTACCAAAAACAAAGGGAGCCAATTTCAAGCCACTGGTTGATCGAATAAACAAATTAAATTTTAAATTGTACTGGATTATACCGATTGCGCAAAATGTAAAAAAGGTGTATGATATGGATATTAGCGATGAATTTCAAGTGTCTGATATCGTTCCAATGACATTGGCGCAGAGTAGACTGGATGAACATGACATTCGAGAGTTTTATATGTCAAATACTGATAATTTTTACTCTTATATGAATAAGTTACAACCATACTTGACACCGTTTGATACGAACTATAATACTGATAGTATTCATAGTTTGAGTGTTCAGACTGTGTCTCAAAATATTGACGCAGTTATTGATAATCTAGGCAAGTTTCATTCGTCCATAGCCAAAAAGGACTCTATACGTCAAAAACGATTTGTAATAAATAAGTACAATTTGGGACTTTCAAAACTACAAACTACTCAATTGACTAGTAGTGTTATGAAAGCAAAGGTGGCTCCCATGACGTCAAACGATATAATGTCTGTGAAATCTATCATGACTTTACCTGAACCCACTGTTCAATTTTCTAATATTAATTTACCTAGTACAAATATATATGATAAATCTAACCTCAACCAAAATTTTTTAAATTACTGGCAGTTATTACGTAATAACTCGTCAATAACAACTAAATTCGTAGATAAATTGAACGAAAATATAGAGTTCGACGATGTTACTTACTTGAAACACATGACGGAATATTTGTTAACGGATACAAATGATGACCCAGAAAAATTTGAAAAGTATTTAAATATCATCATACCAAAAACAAGAGTGTTGTTTAATTTAATCAAAAAGTATATCAATGGCAAACTATCATTCGTGTCGGTTGTTAATTATCTACAACCGTTTTTAATCTATATCGATGACATATCATTCAAACAATACGAAGAAATTACAGAATACATTGAAAAACGAATCCTTAATTATAAGAAACAATTTGCTGAAAATAGAGAGATATTCAATAAATTAACATCTACCAAAAGCGGATCTATTTTTCACGAAGTTATATTGTATAAACTACTAAAAGGACGAAATATCGACGAAGAATCCATCTTTGAAGAGTACGGGTTTGACAACAATATTTATTCTTATACTGGAGATGTTGCCGTAAATCATGTATTAACATCTTCTGAAATACTTAAGCGAATGATGGATATTGATTATACCAAGTTCTTTAATACATCCATAAATGTCTTAAACCTTGATTTATTCACTCCGTTCGATTTTGACACCTTGCTTAATCAAAAGCAGGACGAAATTGATAAGAAAATACATGTAAAGGAGAAGGATAATGAATGTAAGCAATATGTATTAACAAAACGTTATATTGATCTCGATGATCTAAATGCGGATAATGATGTCACGGTATATGTAGATAAAAAATATGATTCTACCGTATATACGATATTAAACGAGTATAAACAAGAACGTACTCAGATGGATGAGACAGCATTTAAAAATTTCCTTGCCGATGAATTAATGAAAAATATTGGATTGAAACGTGGTGACGCAAAAATCGAGGCAAAATCTATGGTGGATGGTAAGCGTGAAGTACAAGACGGTCAATATGCCGTATTGGAAATAGACAATATCGATAACATACAATATTATTATTATAAGCGTGAAAATAATAAATGGATTCGAGATGAAACTATACCTTCTACCTCTTTTTTTGGAACAAACAATATGTTTTGTAATATACAAGATAAGTGTATTAAAATAGACAAAACGTGTGCCGATAAATCGTTAGGTACTGAGCTCATTAAAAAAGATATCATCAAAGAAATATATGATGAATTTGATACGAATTATACTGAAAATATAGAACAATACAAACAAAAGGTTAATAGCAAGTTTCAATTAGAGAGAGAACGCGTATTTAAACTAAGACAGATAAATACTTATTTGCGTTATAAATATGAAAATCAGCGATTAAAGTTGACACAGGGGATAGAAGATTCAGAAATAACCGTGTCCCCCCATACTAAGCAACTATCTATAATATTGGGTTACAGTGATCTTGTAATAAAATATAACTGTATGGTCAAATTTATCAACAAATACACTCGATCTCCTATTGTTGCTAATAACGAAGATACGCATTGGTTATATTGTGTAGATACAAATACAAAATTGTTGCCTACGTTTGTTCAGAAATTAGCCACCGTCTTTGTAGAAAATGGTAATTTCTTAGATACACTTGAACAAATAAAGCAAGAGCAAGGTGTAGATATAGATAACATTACGTTTGATAAGTATAGTGGTTGGGAAATATCAAAAATTACATTAAGTTCCGATGAAGGATACGATGAAGCCGGTTTTAAAAATCAATCCAGAGAGATATTAGAGAAGGACGCTGGTGCTGTGTTATTACAGGCCATTAACGAGACAATCGACTTTAAACATAAAATATTGTCTGACCCCAAAGGTAGAGTCGTCAATAATATAATTACTTCCATGTCCAATTATCTAGGAATTGTATTAGATAACCAGCGTGAAGAAATTATTAAGCATGTACTTTTAGCATTGGAAGATACGGTTGACAGTGAAGAAGTGTATGAACGATTGGTTGCGTTAAAATTGAAGGAAGGCGTAAAGATGAAAGCATACGCAGATGTATTTAATACCTCATTATTGACATATACTTTATCATACTTGGCACTTTATATTCAAATCTCAATTCCATCGGTTCAATCCAAAAAAACTCATCCGGGCTGTAAACGATCTTTTATAGGTTATCCATTAACTGGAGAAGAAGATTTATCTAATTTACAGTATATTGCGTGTGTTGCGGCAGACATTAAAACGTCCCAGTATCCATGGAAAGCGATTCCAAAGAATAAAGATAGAATTGTTACTGCGATGAAAAATAGTCTAGACGCATATATATTAAAGCAATCTGATGTCCAGGTTTTACTAGATCAAAAACGCAGTTACTTGTTACAAAATGAACACGAACTCATTCCAGTCGAACACGACATTAAAAAATGGGTCAATTTTTTACCACCTCTTCAAAATATTACTAGCAGGACTCCAACTAGCTTGAATGCTGATTTCAAAAACATGTATGTAAATAACCTAAAAAAAGGAACCGATGAGCAATTTGAACAACTGAGAGTGATTCAATCTAAAATAATACACTTTTCTATGGCTATTGTACAGTCGATCCATTCTGTGGTTGAAAAAGAAAATCTATTACTCACGAATAATAATTTAATCCCATTTTTACAAAACGCATGTTGTAATACGGGCGAATATAAAGCGATCGATTATTTTACTTCGCGAGAACCGAATATCACTAAATACAATGATATCGTTACTTATTTAAATAATATTATATTCGACACTGTAAATGTAACTAAGTCGGCGATACTACTTGATTCCAAGGATACAAAACACAAGTTTCCACCGGTTAATACAGAACTGTCAGAAGACACTATATATAGAGCGTTTATCGAATATTGTAACTTTAATAACGATATACCAATTAACGATAAGTTGATGGCGATATGTTTGAATAAGCCAGAGACATATGATAAAGATTCGACTATCCAAGATAAAATCAAGCTTCTTAAATCGTCTGGCAGAACATATTCTATGGAATCATTTACCGAACTATTGGATATTGTTAATAAAATGAATATTGTTCCAATGGACATGATTCGTACTCACTCCTCCGACATTCAACAAATGAGAGATTTAATTCAATATATGAAAGACAATGAAAACTCTATTGGCACAGAGTTCTTAGACTTGTTGAAGAATTGTATAGACACCTATGATATTGAAAATGGCAGCGACAAGGACAACGAATATACACGAAAACTACGAAATTACTTAGGTAAGACAATTGGCAAGTTACAAGTAGATATATATAATTATATGAATAAACATGCCGACTTCACGAAAACGAGTAAACAAAATATTAACGACTTTATTATGAACATTATGGTATTCCATAAAAATAGTAATAATTACTATACAAATGAGGATGATGAAACATTATATCGTGCGATTCAATTTATTCGTAATAGTATGTTCAATTTTGTACACGTGTTTCCAACAGTGATTATGAATCACGTAGACTATTCAAATATTAAAATCCCGTCGCATTGGAAGTTATCTCAAACACACGAACTTGACATTAAGAATATAATCAAGGAGTTTTATGTGCCATTAAAGCGATTTTACGAAGATGTTGCCCTATACCCCATACTACTTAAAAACCAATCTGACTTGAAAGATATTTTTATGCTGGCCAAGTTAACTCATTTATATTCAAATATAATTTTACAAGACAACTCTGAAATTAAGTCAATCCTAGATAATAAAACGATATCTCAGTTATTTGAGTTTTATTTCTTATACATGATATATAATTTAATTACTATGACAACGAATCGGTCACTGGTTAATCCAGATTCTACGTATTCTCGTCAGGAAGACAATGAAGTAAACGACGAAATTGAAGAACCCAATGATGACATTGATGACGATATAGAAGTTGAACTGGACGCCGTCACAAAGGGTCAACAAAAACGAACAAAAGACAAATTGGCATCGTTGATCGCAACCATGTTAGATATATTGAAAAATGAAAAACAGAAAATAAATCTAAATGCTAAGATGATAAAAGATAAAATCATGAAGTCAAAAGATAAGGAACGACACAAAATAACGTCCACATTGCGAGATATGACGAAAGAAGAAAGAGAGATCGAAAATCTATTTAAAAATCATCGTCTTGAACGCTGGAATAAGGGTCTACAAAAAGGTTTAACACAATACGTTGCGAAAACGTATGACGAGGAACGTGAAGATAGAGAAAAAGACGATATTATGGAGAGACATTTAGTAGAGAGAGAAATGTTAGGACAAGCAAGTACTGCGAATCGTGAGATTGAATTACTAGAAGAGCAAGAACGTGAAGTTATTGAACAACAAATCGATGCGGATGTATATGCCATGGATGATTTTCCAGAAGATGATGATATGGGCGAGGAAGACTATCCATATATGTTAAATTACGATGACAATGAATAATTACGACGACGGTCGACTATAAGGATCGATATCATTCGGTAGTATGAATGATATCGAATAAAATGGCCAAATGAACGACCCAAAAAATGAATTTTGAAATATTCGAGGATAAAAACTATCATTTGCCTTGATGTCTAGGCCTGGTTTTATACGATTTACATGATTTTTTATACTACATCATGTAGAGACGGTACTACATGGTGTAGTGGCGCCTTTCCTGGTAAAAAACTTGGAGTTGCTTGATATATGTAGGTATGTTGTTTTTTTCATGTTTTTCAAATTGATTTTTGATTTTTGAAAATTACACACAGGTTTTTTGTGTTGAATTTTAAAAATTGGAAAAACGATTTGAAAAAGTGGTGAAAAATCACTTGTGACCATAATGCTTTGATTTGTATTTTAAGAATTAAAAAATGGTTACGATAATTTTTTAATATTTCACATAACGGTTTTAGGAGATTTTTATGTAACTCTAATATAAGAGTTACATGGATACCATTTTTCTCTCAAAAATCGCCAAACATTTTTATTGCGAAAAATGTAACTATACATGCGGTAAGAATAGTGACTATGAAAAACATTTATTAACACGTAAACATAAAAAGAGTTACGCTGGAGTTACATTGGATGACAAATGTACGCAAAAAGTCGCCGGATATAAATGTACATGTGGGAACACCTACATCTATAGACAGGGATTATACAAACATAAAAAAACGTGTTCCTTCATTCACGGAGACCATACGGATAGTAACAATAAGACGTCTGAGTTATCAATAGATAAAGACTTCTTAATAACTGTATTATTAAAAAATCAGGATGTAATGGAAAAGATGATGGAAATGATGCCAAACATAGGAAATAATTCGCATAACAATATAATAAATAGTCATAACAGCAATAATAATTTCAACGTACAAATGTTTTTGAATGAACAATGTAAAAATGCTATGAATTTGACTGATTTTATTGATTCATTGCCTATTACCGCAGATACATATGATAGTACAATAGAAAATGGGTTAACAAAAACAATTACAAACATGATAACTAATGGGTTAAGTCAATTGGATATATTAGAAAGACCAATACATTGTACAGACGCTTCTAGACGAACCTTATACGTAAAAGATGATAACATTTGGGAAAAAGACAACGAGCTTCGTCATATTATGAAGGGGATCAAGGATTTATCGTTAAAACAACGGACTATGATAAATAAATGGCAAGACGCGAATATGGGTTGGGACACAAAGGAGAATCTTCAATCGAGAATGACAAAATTAATTTTCAATTCCATGACATCGATCGAAAATGACGATAAGGAAACGGGAAAGATAATTAGAGCAATAAGTAAGAATGTATATTTGGATAATGATACAAAGGATCAATACAACCAACTGAAATAAACCATCTGAATAAGTTGTATACAATTTTATCAAAGAAAATGGCCAAATGAACGACCCAAAAAATGAATTTTGAAATATTCGAGGATAAAAACTAACAATTGCCTTGATGTCTAGGCCTGGTTTTATACGATTTACATGATTTTTTATACTACATCATGTAGGGAATACACTACATGATGTAGTGGAGCCTTTTTCTAGTAAAAAACTTGGTGTTGCTTGATATATGTAGGAATGTTGTTTTTTTCATGTTTTTCAAATTGATTTTCGATTTTTAAAAATTACACACAGGTTTTTTGTGTCGAATTTTAAAAATTGGAAAAACGATTTGAAAAAGTTGTAAAAAATCGATTTAGACCATAATGCTTTGATTTGTATTTTAAAAATAAAAAATTTGTTACGATAATTTTTTTAATATTTTACAGAAAGGATTTAGGCATTTTTTTATGTAGCATATATATGCTACACAATGCTACAAATTTAATGCCGAAAAATGCCGAAACTTTCGAATGTAAAAGTTGTGACTTTAAATGCTCTAAAAA